ACCATAGGTAGCGTAAGATCCATTCTCACCATCTTCCGAGACTTCAATAATGATATGACGATCAGGATACTTCTCACCAATCTTAGCAGCAAGATCATCCGAGATCATCTCACAAGACTTGTAATCGAGATCCAGAGTACCATCAGAATAAAGACGCTCAAGCCAACGCTTAAGCTGAATAAACTCAACGTCACGATCATCATGAAAAACTTCCATGCTAACTTTAAAATGAAAAATGTGACGGTGAGGATAGCCCAAAAAGCTAACATCATCCCAACCGCCAGTAGCAAGGCTTGGATCATCTAACGCTGCGGGATACTTGTGAATCCCCTCCTTCTGAAATGTTACCCAAATCATATTATCTAGTTTATGCATGTACTTCTTCCTTCATCTTGTACAGTTGCCAGAGAACCCACTTACGTTGTTTCTCTGTAATTAGTCGAAGCTCTGTTATACCAGTAGCCTCTGTATAATAGTCCATTGTAGGACATCCTAGAACTTTTTCAACCCAAACTTTAGTTGGACCAGTCTTAGGAAACACTTCTGTTAGCCAACGCTGCTCCTCAGCCTCAGCTTCTTCTTTAGTGTCGAAGAACATCGAGAAGTCTGCTTTGATATCCCAATCAAGATACTTCTCACTCTTAACATAACCATCATCAACAGACGGATCAAAGCGTTCCAAAACATCACTACGATGGGTAATACCAAACTTACAGAACACCTTGTTCTCTGGTACCTGAAACTTTTTATTCTTCAAGGTAAGAAAATAAAACTTATACGCCATATCCATGACCTTTCATGATAAAATTATTCACAGCAAGGATCATACGATCTTTACCCATAGATTTCAACTGGTTCATTAGAGTGTAGTTAGGGGCTTGCGCCCCCTTGATAAGGTCAATACAATATGCAAGAGTTTCATCACGAGACATGTTAGAAATAGCAGAATAAAACTCGAGTTGTTGCTGTTGTTTAATTTTAGCGTTTCGCATTAGATCAATCCCCACTTACGCTTTTCATCATAGGATCGAAAATCTGGCTTCTGAACCAGTTTAACGCCAGCTGCATAATACATTTCAGTCCAACAGTCAACACCAAAAGCAAAGGTTTTCTGGTGATTCTTTAGACGCATGTTCTCTTCATTTGTGGTGATTGTGGTTACGAGATTATCAAACCAGACGTTAAAATAATCTTCAAACGACAGCTTTTCTTTTGCTGTCAAGCAGTGCATCGCAATGTTAGTGTATGTCACAGGATGCTCAAGGGCAGTACGATTATCTTTGGTAGCCTTGATGCCCTTCATTTGATTGATAACTGTCTGCAAAGCAGCTTCACTAATCAATCCAGTTGAGTTACCATTGAATCCGGTCTCACGAACGGTAGATTCTACTTGACGCCGAGCCTTCTTCTGCTCTTTATCAGACAGCTTATTCCAATTGTCATACACGGTGCTATACACCATATAAGCAATGTCAAAGTTGAATTGGTTGGTTTCATTAATAAAGTTAGACATGACATGTTCTCCTTTTAAGTTATGTTGTCTAGACTTAACAGTATAGCACTAGTTACTACAAAAGGCAACAGGGTTAAGTGCGATTCCCTGCAAATTGTTGCTGCATTTTAATATAATCCAAGAATTCATTCTTAACGCTTGGATTAAAGAACTGACCACGCAGCTCTGTGGTTTGTGTAAGAGAACTGTGGGCACATACACCACGATTCTCCATACAGCCGTGTGTAGCCTGAATATAGACGGCCACATCCTTGCTTCCAGTGTGTGCTACGATCTCATTAGCAATCATCTGAGTCAGCTCTTCTTGCAGTGTACCACGACGTGCACAATGCTGAGCAATGCGAGCATACTTAGACAAACCGATTACCTTAACAGAAGGCAGCAGACCAATATAGCAAACGCCTTTAACTGGCTGGTGGTGATGCGAACACATCGACAACAGCTCAGCTCGAACAGTGATCATACCACCATAACGAGTCTCTGCATCATCATTAGGGAATGCAGTGACTGCAGGAGCAGGATCATATCGACCAGACATAATCTCATTGAGATACATCTTAGCAAGACGACGAGGGGTTCCCATCGAGTTAGGATCATTCGCGCGATCGATCAGAAGAGTATCGAGGACGCCCTCGAATTTCTTCTCCAGCTCATCGACCAGCTCCCATTTCTCATCTTCGGTGATAAAGCTAGAGATGTTATCGTTAGCCCAATAGCGAACACCTGCGTCCTCAAGACGTTTACGAATTTTCTCAGAAGTTTTTTTGCTCATTACTTTTCCTTATGTTCCAATAGCATTTCCAAACAGATAGACGTGCATACGACCAGAGACATTATAGCCTCGCTCGAATGCCATCTTAGCAACATCACCAGCGGTCTCTTCTTGCTCTTCCAATCTGGCACCCGTGGGCATCACCCATACAGGATACTTTACACCAGCTTGACGGAAAAGATCAACAACTTCATCGAGTTCTTCCCATTGTTCCTTCTCAGGACCAACAACAAACTTCAACTGACCTTTATTGGATACATCGTAGTATGATTTAACAATCTCAGGTTTGATAGCCTTTTCTCGCTTCTCACCAGCCACAGTCCACAGCTTAGGCGAAACAGAAAAGAATGCCTCTGGTTTAAATATTGCTGACCTAACTTTATTGACAAAGTCATCAGTTAAGGCTTGAGTCCCATTTGTCTCCCATGTAATAGAAGACGGCAGGTTCTCTGCTGCGTAAAACCCTGTCTCAGGAATTGGTCCACCAGGCATTACACTTAGAGCATCATAGATCTCTAAGAACGCCATCTGAGCATGGCGCATAAGTGGTTCACCTCCGGTAATGCAGAGATGATTGTGTTGCATAGACTTAGGATGACGGAACCAACCTTCTGGGTTATGTTCGTTCTTCATAATGTCTACGATTTTCTGAGCCAGCTCTTCACCAGTAGCCTGGCCCATCAAATGCTTGTATTTCTTTGACCATGTATAGGAGGAGTCACATCCCTTATCCCATACAGGCAAGTCTTCCACACTGTTGACTTTAGTTACATCAAAATCTTGGTACGGAAGCTCCCATGTATCGGGCTTAGTAGGAAACTTCTGACCAAATCCATCACATTGTAGATTACAGAGAAAGAATCGAATCCAGGCAGTAGGGACACCTGTATAGTGTCCCTCGCCCTGAATACTATGAAAGATCTCACTGTAAACATATTTACGTTCTGACATTAAATAAGCACCTCATTCCATTCACGATGTCCTTCACGGAATGCCATATTAGATTGTGTCTCACGAACCTCTACACGATAGCACCACAGACGTTCTGCTTCTGCAGGGCCCCACATGTCAGGAATGTACACTCCGTTGACATAGCAGTATAGCATATCTGCCAGACCTTCACAACCAAGACGAGGAAGCATAGTCAGCTTTGCCATCTTTTTTTCTTGCAAAAGCATGTACGTTCTAAGCTCAGGATCATCCTCAGCAACAAGCAAGGTATGATCGAATTGATCTTTAAGAACCGATTTCAGCTCTTTCAGACCACCATAGTCAGCTGCCCAATTACGTACATCAAGATCATCTGTACCAAACCAGAACTTCATACTAAAAGAGTAGCCGTGAATCAAGTTACAATGGCTATCAGCTCGCCATTGCCTGTATGCTACAGGAAATTCATCAATATATTCTTTTGTGCTAGTAAATTTATAAACTCGTGGCTCGTTAGCCATATTGTTCCTCCAATTTCTTGATGCCCAGAGTCCAATTCTCTGCAGCATCTTCTACATAACGCATTGCCTTATTAGGGAAGTCTTCGGTAAAAAACAATTTACCATTACTATCGAAGTACTTAATATAGAACATTTCTTCTTTGTAGTCTACATGAATTTCACAATGTCCTTTGCCTTGTTCGCAATAGTATGTTGAAATCTTTTTACCCATGTTGAATGAACTCCTCTGTAAGTGGGAAGATCTTTGCAATTGCTTTGCCAATCTCCCTAGCGATTTCCATGTGTTCTTTTTGTGTCCCATTGGCTGACCTCAATTCAACATAATGAATCCATGAACGAATAGACCCCTTCATATACAGTCGCGAAACTGTATTCCCTTCTGGCAAAACAGCACGAGCTTGCTCCTTTGCAATGCCATGCTCAATAGCCCAATTGTATACTTCTTTTGCTGCATCAATAACTTTTTGCTGTTGAATTACCCATTGAGCAGCTAATTCCACATCGCCAGTTTCAATAGAATTCTGACGATTCTTTGTATCCTGTAGTCGTGCTTCGCGAATTACAAAGGTCTCGTTAAGCTCGTTAGGATTAGCATATCGCTGGCTAAACTCTTGAAAGAAGAACGAGCGGTGGCGAAGCATCTGACGTGCGATGTCACGTGTAGTCTGTATCTCCATACAAGCATCCGCCATTTCAAATGGAGACCAATGCTTGTGCTCGATAAGATATCTAAGCAGCTTAGGAGTAGTCTTAGTGTTTGCTTGATTGGATGGATTAGACACACGAGCACAGTATGCAATCAGATCTTGTACATTCTCAAGACCCATAATGCCAGGCTCGCCAGTATGAATGTGCCTTACAGGTTGGCTGTGGGAGATAAGTTTTACCTTCATCCTTTTGCTCCCATAGCAAGACGCTTCAAGTGATCTCTACCACTGACACGAACCTTAATGAATGGCTTGTTAGTCTCATTCTTATTAGGATTCTCAATTGTAAAGACAACGTCTTTACCTTTATTCAATGCAGCCATTTTATTAAGCATACGCTGAGCAGGATTGCGCTCCTTTACGCCATAAGAATTGCGGCGTTCACCCTTCGAGGTGTAATGCTTTCCACTTGCTTTTTTACCTTTAGCCATTATTCATCTCCGTTACTTCAATTTCATGACCACAGTTAGGGCAACACTGAGTGCCCATTTCTTTCTTGCAATCTCTAAAGATTTTTCTCAGCTGTTTAGCTTCTTTAGACAGTCTTTTGAGATAGTCTTTATCGCGTTCGTGTTTAGGCTTCTGATACTCCCTTTCAATATGCTTGAGAAGTTTTTTAAACTTCTGTTCGAATACTGGTATAAATCCTGTGTTCATCTAATCAATCCATTTTGAAATCTTTGAATCTTTCGTTAACTTCTGACTTATCAAAAGCAGGAGTATCATCAACAAGATCGCCAGTAGGATCATCAGCATCTGATAGTTTCATCTTAGAGCGATCTACATTAACCACAAAACGCTTATGCATTGTAGGGTCATTATAACGGTTTTTCAACTGCTTAACCATTATCTGACCCAAAGAGTTTAACTCGTCGTTAGAGATCAGAGCAAACATCAAGTCCGCTGTTGCGGGTAGTCCAAAAGACTCTGACGTATCTTCAAGCCCAGGATCTGAGCTAGAATAACCTGTACGCGTCGTCTGCGTTGCTGATATGATCGGAACGTTGAATTCAACTGCAAGACCTCTTAACTCTTCTGCAATTGCTTTAATATATGTATAAGAGTTAATAGACCCACCCATCGATTTCATTCGAGATGAGGCACAAATATTAAGATAGTCAATGCAGATCATTTCTGGGACAAAGTTTTTCTTTAGTTTCAGCTCGTTAAGCAATGCCCTAAAGTGACCAGCATGAGCAGATCCAGTAGGATATTCCTTAACAATCAACTTACCATTTGTCTTGCTAGCAATACTTTGAACCTTACTAACAAGCATGTGCTTGGGAAGATGATCAAGCTGATCAATAGGAATGTCTAGCAGGTTGGCGTCAATGCGCTCTGCAATACGTTCCTCTGCCATCTCCATTGTAATATACAGGACGTTTCGTCCCTGCACTAGAGCATTAGCAGCAACGTGACACATAAACAGAGATTTACCAACACCAGTGCCCGCAAGAGCAACGTTAAGTGTTTTATTAGGAAGTCCGCCTTTTGTGATTCGGTTGAAGTAGTCAAGGTCGAAGGGGATTCTTTCCTCTTGCTCATGATAGAAATCATATCGTTGTTCGACGTTTTCGATGTAGTCGTGCCCAATGTTTGTATCGAACGAGACAGCGAGCGCTTTTTGGAGTAGATCTGGGAGAGCATTTTTCGTTAAACTCGAATGTTTGCCATCGATGATAGAGATCCCTTCCATAATAGCATTATGGATCGCTCGGTCTTGACACCACTTCTCCGTTGTATCTTCCAGCCATTTATCATCTGTCTTATCAGATTCGAATAGAGATGGAAGAATTTCAAGTGCATGAGCATACTGCTCATCACTGTAGGAAGTGCTGTTATCAATCTCGATCTTTAGAGACTCTACCGATGGTAGTTTGTTATACTTAGCCACATGCTTGCCAATAGTGACAAACATCTGACGATACACGCCCTGAAAATAATCAGGCTTTACAAAAGGTAAGACCTTGCGCATGAACTGGTCGTTAGTCAGAACATTGCGCAAGATCAGCTGTTCAATATTTGTATTAATCACTTGGACTCCGTATCAACAACCGCAGTTTCTAAAATAGCACTTAGTATTTTACCAGCTGTCTGCTGAAAGTCAACGTTTGTATCGGGATCAAGATCATCCATTGGAGTTTCAACAACTTCGCAATTGAATGTTAGATGTTCGCCATCATCAGAAACCACTAGCTTAGAAAAGCTAATAACAGTTTCAACAAACTCGCCTTCTAGGATCCTGATGTTCCAATGGTCATTGTTACCTGGAACAAGCTGGTATTGTTCGTTCTCAACCCATGTATCACTCATTACCATCTCCAATCTCTTTAAACACAACAGCTTTATCTACAATAGCCTTCGCTATAATTTGTTGAATAACATTACTGATATAGTATTCCAACGTCTCATCATAATCCACAGTACCTTCGAAAGATGTGGTATACTGTATTTGCTTAGTGATACCGTTGATCTTAATATTACTAAATTTTAGCCTGACTCCTTCATAGGGGCCCCTAATGAATTCAACTAGCCATGATTGGCCATCTGCATCATCGCTGACAACCTGGTAGTCAATACCTTCGCTCGGCAGATCAATATCAATCATTCGCTGTCCTCCACAATATCATCCATAGAAACCAGGGACTGATGACCAATGCTATACTGCTTCTTCAAGAATTCCTTAAAGTTAGTATCAGCAAAGATAGGATCCCAGAAGTCTTTTTCTAGTGTGGTTTCATACCTAACTTTATTGCCGATTTCTCCAGTCTCTTGATCCACAGCAGCATACCAACCATTAGAAGGCTTGGTAACAAATCCCCCTGCAAGAGCCACATCAAGGAGGCCACTATACTTGCGAACTCCACCGTCCCAGGATACGGTGATAGGAATCTTAGATTTTTCTTTGACATAGCGAGACTTCTCCACATTGATTACAAAATGATATCCCTGGATCTCCGTACCTTTTTTGTCTTGCTGACGCCCAAGAATCCAGATGTTGTCAGCTGAATAGTAGATACCTGTACCACCGCCAACAACATCTTTCGGGAATAGGCCGATCTCTTTGTATGTGTGGTTGATAGCAATCAAAGGAATGTTCTTCATAGTAAGATATGGAGTAGTCATACGGAACAGCCCCTTGAGAGCCTTTGCTCGAGACATATCAGCAACAGACTTTTCATTCTGTGCATCTTCCAGCTCTTTCTTAGATGCCATGTTACCAATCGAGTCGATAACAATAATAACATCATCCTCACGGCTGAGCTCTTCAAGCTGACCAATCATATCAAACTTTAGCTCTTCTACGTTGGTGATTGGTGTGTGCAGAACACGATTAGGATCGATGCCAAACTGCTCAAAATAACTCTGCGGACTACCAAATTCCGAGTCATAGAACAGCATAACTGCATCTGGATGCGCCTTTAGATAAGCGCTAGCCATCAGCAAGGCAAATGATGTCTTGAAGTGTTTAGATGGACCTGCGAGCACTGTTAGACCGGCAGATAAACCACCATCAACGCTGCCAGACAAAGCAACGTTGATCATAGGAACATCGGTGGGGGTCATATCTTTTTCATTAAAGAACTTAGATTCAGACAAGACCTCAGTCGTCTTAATCTTACTATTCTTTTTGAGTTTATCCATAATTGACATTTATATTCTCTCTTTTGTTGCAATAGGATTTATAATAGCGTATAGACTAGACCTAGTCAACAAGCCACGCTTCTTTCCATTCATCTTTGTTGAAGATGTGAACAGTGTGTCTATTAGAGGAATTAGCATTTACCGGTTCGTCTACACATGCAACAAGAATTCCTTCTTGTACCTTGAGGTATCTAGCATTAACGACTGCAATAGATCTATCGGTTCTTTGTATGTTATATGTTTTCATATAAAATATCCCATGTGTGTTTGTAATCTTGTACTGTGAATACTCGATTTTGCGGGCTGACAGCTACAGCTACAGCAATATCATAATCGTTTTCGCCAATATTAGTTTTATCGCCGAAAAACCATATTGTCTCGTTGAGATCGAAATCGCTTAAAATCTGAGCCTTGTTCCAACCTTTAGGTGTAATATCAATACCAGTTTCACCGCCCAATCGAGCTTCTAGATCGGGGAACACTCGATTAAAGTTGTATGCTATAAGCTCTCTCTCATCATATTGTGTATCCCATTCAATATATCTCTTACGGTCATGCTGGTCAGCATTACGGCCTACAATACTAAAGTTGCAGGTACCGACTCGATGTTCAACATGATTACCTGTCTTGTGTTCAAAAGCACTATTGTCTAATTGAGCTTTTAGCCAGTCCTCAGCCATGGAAGGTAATTTCCAGGTTTTAGATCTAATGTTAGTGTTTCCTTCCCACACATCGTTACCTGAGCAGTTGTATACACGACTGCACAAGTTGTATGTATGTTCTGTAATTTGCTCAACCGTTTTGCCTCTGTCACTTCCAGTAACAAGATAGACGTTGTTAACAAGACAAAACGTATTAAAGAAAGATCTAAATTGATGGTCCATTTTTTCCCTACTAGGAGTAAGTGTACCATCAACATCAAATATGTAGATCACTTGCGTTCATCTTTCCATTCAGCTACCCACGCAAGTTTTTTCTCAAGCGTCCATCCTTTCAGATAGTCATTGTCCTTATCAAACTGATCGAGCATACCATTAACATCAACCACTTGGTAATCAACAATCTGCTCACCAAGCCAATCCTGTGAGAACTCTTTTACCTCTTGCATAGTGACAGAGTCCATTGCCCACTTAGGATCTACTGTTCCATCATGATCCCTTAGATCATCGAGAGGAACGCAATAGCGCATACGGTGAGTAGAAATTGTAGTAACAAGTACATATTGTTTATCAGTCATTCTTTTTATCCTCTAGCATCTTCTTTTCCATTTGCTCCTTTACATCATATACACTTTCATTTTGTATGATATTGATACAAAGGTTTGTAATGTCAATCTCTTTTCGCAGGAAAAACATTTTTTGTTGAAGCTTTTCCAATTCCTGTTGATAGAACTCAAGTTCTTTTTCCTTACGAATCTTTTGTTCTAGAACATCTGAAAGTAAAATTAACTTACCTTCAGTCATCAGAGATTTCCTCTTCTTCAATATATTTTACGAACAGCTTAAGAGTCTTACCATCGTCTTGCAATTGCATTACAATGGATTCAATATCATATTTTACATAGGATCTGCCGTTATTGTCAATCACTTCGATTCGGTTTACATTACCCAAATTCATATTCTCAATCCCAAAGTGCTTCATAGTACTTACCGAACAAACGAAAACCATTGTTCATACGCTCTTGGTGTGCTTTACGACCTTCGTCATCCCAGATGTATGGTTTCTTCCAAGTCATCTCATAGAGCGTTTCACCTTCATGTTCGACGGGAATGCTCTCTCCCATCTCACCTTCTTGAATCATATAATCTTCTTCCCACCAATCACGATTCTTTTGTTCAAAGGTCCAGATCATCTCATTCAGAACCCAATCCCAACGTTCATGAACATTACCGGGCTCGTTTTCATCCCAAAAAGATTCACTCTCTGGATCATTACAACGCATTTCCTCAGGCACATCAATATCATCGACAGATGGTGATCCGTGCTTGGTTTCTTGCAATTGCTTGAGCATAGGAAGAATAATCATAGCAAGAGTGTGATCCATACTATAGGTGTCCCAAGGATGGATTACAATCTCGGTGCCAATCTCTTCACGTTCGTCATAGTTTGGAATGTGTATCTTCATGATGGTCTCCAGTAATTATCCAGCTAAACAACTAAGGCCTATATTAGGTATTGATATAATTGTAGTGGATGTGTTTGATTCCTTATTTTCATATAATTCTAACACATTACCATTCGAAAGTAAACCAATATATGTTAAAGATTCACCATAATTATCTAACAGTAAATCTTTAACTTTACTAGTCTCTATACAAGCCGTAAGGACCATAGCAGTTATCATGTAAACTTCTCCACATCTCTTTCAATGGAATTATGTAATGCCATATAACCACACATCATTCCAAGCATATAACTTTCTGGCCCAAAACCAAATACATCATATAGCACATAGCGATATGATCCTTTTTGTTCCAGTTCACCATCAACCAATCGTTTCATAACCGAATAGAACGCCTTCATCTGATCATCTTTGGACATGGCATTCCACCACTCATCCATTTCACGCTCAGTTTGCTTTTCAATATCTTCCTGAAGCTCGCCAAGTTCGGTAAGAATATCTATTAGACTTCTCCTAGTCACCCAAAATCCTCCAATGTACGTTTCAGCTCTGCAAGGGTGGCGGCTTCACGATGGACATCTGCTCCGTATAGTCGCAACCACTTGATTGATTTTTCAGCCACTTCCACCGCCTTCGCCAGCTTGGCTTCTGCCTCATCATGCAACCGTGTTACTTTCAGCAGTGCTTCATAGGTTTTCTTGCGTTGCGCTTCCAGATCTTTGATGCGGGCGGCAACGGCTTTCACAGCCTCGGCGGTATCGCAGTGGCAATCAGGATCGTGCAGACCGCGACCTTTGTATGCCTCGTGGCATCGGCACCGCACAAGGTCTTGCAGTTCTGCGATAGACTGCTTCACCAGATCGTCGCTCATCTCCATACTCCTATGCATAGTTAAAGTGTACTTCTTGTTTGAAGTTAAAGTTTCCTGGTCGATCATCACCTTCTTTATCCAATATGTTTTTAGCATACTCTGGAAGGTGGTGACCAAATCGTTCTAGAAACTCTTCACGAGGTACGTTCTCTGCTCCTTGTGCATACCAACCACCAAACTGTTCAATAAACTCTCGGGCTGCACGAAACTTAGCAGAGTTCTTATATGTTATATTCGGATATGTGCCTTCATAGTCATCAGTGCAAGGATATGCACGAGTAATAAGAAGGCAGATGGTTCTACCTTCTCCAGTTGCGTAGTAGTCACTTACTACAAATTGATATAGTTCATCAGTCATTCTTTCACCTCATAAACCGGAACACCAGCTTCTCTTCCAATCTTCATCATATGGGCAGTTCCATTACCGCCTTTGAATGCTATTATAACATCTGGTTGTTCAGAAGTAAACATCTTTTTATTTCTTATTGGTCCTGCTGCTCTTCCGTGAGTTTGCCAATCTGCTTCATATACTCTAACCGTAACATACTCTTGCCGGATTGACGCCCATAGACCAGCAAGCGAGTCTGCGCCTCGGGCTCCTCCATGAACCAGCGTAAAACTTCTTTCTGCCAAGGTTGCAGCTTTAAGTGCTTTGTCGAGGACTTTGAAGAGTCTTTCTCGGTTGTCATAGTCTCTACCTCCACAGACTAGTACTCTAAACTCATTCACAGAAATTCCTTTTCACATTCTTTGCGAAGTGCTTTCATAGTATCTTGACAATTTCTTTTACCGGCAAAGACCATTACCTCACTCTCCTCAGATAGATCACTGCGAGGGCAAGCATATGCTACAACATCACCTGTAGTCAACTCTTCTAGTGAAACCATAATATCATTTTCAGTAAAGAAGTCAATATCTTCCTGATAGATATTACTCATTTCGATTTCACGCATACGACCATTTGGTCGGGCATAGTAACGAACTGTAAGTGTATCTTCCATCATTCTTTCACCATTGCTTGAGCCCACGTTTCATTGAAGGCACCGTGAAACACAAAGGATACTCCACCTTGTGGTCGCCAACCCATTTTAATCATCTCTGTTACTTTTTCACGGAGTTTGTATTTGCTACTTTCAGTTACAGTAGTATATTCCATCAATCATCCCATGCTGCATTGCTATAGCCTTCTTCCCAAGCCAAGTGAAGTTCCCATTCATCGTTGTTATTGAACGGGTTGTCGTCTCGGCTTAGTCCTTCCTGATAGGCACGATACCCTTCATCACGAGCATCTGATTCAGTAAATTCTGGACTGTGGATCCAGTTATAGTATTCTTCATCCATCTCAGTATCCTTTCGAGATCAGGAATTCTTTCAGCAGGGTTGCTTCTTCGGCAGTCATAGTGAAGTTTGCTCGTTGGCTATCCCATCCAGCGTCTTCTGCCACCTCAATCTTCACATCACCATCTCCAAACACATAAACTTCTACCCAGCGGTTCTTATCCGAAACCTCAAAACTACGATCATAATAATAAGCACGTTTAGTCATTTTTAGCTTCCCTGTTCATAGCACGTTCATGGCGTTCCTGAAAGTAGAGCGAAGTTGCTTTGTAATATGTTAGTATATCTTCAGGATCATTACTTGCAAATGCTTTGAGACGCAAGCGGTCGATCTCTTCCTCAGGTAAATGAGTAGTTGTATACTTGGTCATTTCGCTTCCTCCACAT